AGATTTAATCTAACAATGATTATCAATGATATTGAATCACCCAATTATTCAATGAATGGGACAACAGTATTAGGTAGGATTGTTGGGAAACTTCGCAAAAGAAAAGATAGGATTAATTTAAATGATCTTTGCTTAGTTGGTATCCGCGATTGGGCGACTGATAAAAAAAAAGTAGATATTGTATGGGTTTACAAAGATAAAGGAAATATCAAAAAATTGATCAAATTCGATGAATTATCAGAGGAACAAGTTCTAATGGGATATGAAACCAAAAGAGATGACTGTGGCATTGAATTCGAGGAACAATCAGCAGAAGACCTTGCTCAAATGAGAAAAATATTAGATGATATTCCCAAAGAAGAAGGCGGACAAACAATGACTGTCGAATTCAATATGGAACTAGATTTTGATGATATTTAGAATTCATTTATCATATAATTATAAAATATTAAATACTTATTATTTTCTTATTCAATATCAATAATCGTAATTGCATTTTAATATTTTTTTTAAATTTTCTACTCATTTCTAAATCTTTTAGAAATTTTTCATAATTTTTTCTTTGCGAATGAAATAATATATCTTTCCTTCGAGAATAAACATCGTCCATAATAAATAATGCACTATTTAACATTTTTTCAATTACTTTATCCCTGATATAATAATTCCAACTTTGTTGACTATATATTTTTACAAAACTATTACTAAAACCCAATAATTTAACATTAGTGTTTTCTGGATGCAAACTATTAAAATGAACATAACGTGAAATTGATTCAATTGCATCCTCCGGATTTTTCAAAAAGTTTAAAATAGTTGTATCTGTTAAATAATCAGTATTTTCTTGACCAAAATCATTTAATTTATAATTATCAAGGTCTGTTACAAGACGGCCTTTACAATGGTGGTTACAATGTCGTGAATACCCACTTTGATGCTTAAATTCCTTATAACAATCCTTGCATTGATATTTTTTATTTTTTATCATTTCTACAGGGGTTCTTGAAATTTTAAAAATATCATTTGTATTTATACCCGTTTCAGTAAACCCATCTATTAATTCGTCATAATGTTCAATTACATCATGGCAACTAACATCTAAAAAATTAACAGAACACGCATTTTTACGTTTTAAATGTCTTTTTAAATTATCAATTCGAGTAAATTTATTCCCACATCGTAAACATATTTTTACTTTATCCATATATATATTATGATATGTAATAACTTTAAATAATTTTATATCACATATAATGGTATAAAATGGTATGAAAAATATAATAAAATTATTATATTTTATACATTTATTCTAAAAAAATCAAAAAAACGAATATACCATTCTGGCAAAAAAATATGCAAGTTTTGTGCAAAAAATCATTTTAAAAAATAAAATATGTGTGTTTTTAGAAAAATCTCAGGACTTTTGATTTCAGATTTTTCTAAAATATAGAAAAATTTGAGAGCATTTTTTTTCTACCGAAACGTAATTCTTAAAATAATGGGTTTTTTTTACAAAAACCTTACATATTTTTTTACCAGAATGGTATATTTGGTGATTTTAGACCCAAACCGTACCCCCCAAAACTGCATTTTTTACATATTAGTTGCATAAATATTATGATATGAGTTGTTTTTAATTTATTTTTAAAACAAAAATAACCACATGAGACACATATATGGTATTTGGTGTTTAAAAATACGCACCCTCATTATTTTATCTCGACCATTTTTATTATTTATCATTTTGAAGATTTATTAACTTGTATTCCTATTACAATTCTTGGTTATTATTAACAATTTAATTACTCAACTCAATTACCTTTGTATATTATGTTCTTATTTATATGCTTTCTTATTTATTATACTTGATTGTCTTATTATATTATATTATATTGTATGTAATATATAACTATACTCCACTATACCTTTACTTTGATTTTGTCATTGTAAAATAAGTTTTTACAATAAGGGAAGTAGTATAACCCTTTTTAGCCCATGCTTACATACACCCTCTTAGAAAAAAACAGTTTTGTCACGTCATTTTGAAGATTTTTGTTTTTGAGGAGTTTTTATATAAAAATGTAATTATGATTAATGTATTTATATTAATTTCCATATAATAATTGAAAAAAGTGAAAAAAAATACATGCAAAAACACCGAGTGATTAGTCTACAAAAATCGCATTGAAAATCAACAATAATAAGGATTAATATGATAAGAAAAAAAATCAAAAAAAATCAAAATATAACACATTGGGGAAAAAATATGCAATTTGACCCCTAAAAAACACAAATTGAGTAAGTTGTTTTTGATTATTTCAAAAAACAACAAATATTATCAACAAATCAATATAAATTATTTAGAAATAATATTATTTTTTATAATTCCATGGTTAGTCAATATATTATATTAAAAAAATAACTGATAAAAATAATATTATATTAATACTTTGTTACAAAAATAACAGGAAAATCAGTATATATTGTCAAAAATATATCGATATAATAATTATAAAATAATATATCATAAATTATATAATTATTGATGATGATTGGTGTTTAAAAAGAATTTAATTAATTTTAAAATAAAATAAAATTAATTACTTGGATTACTGTGTAAATATACACATACAATCATTAAATATGTACAAAAAAAATATACAAGTATTTAAGTATTAGGGGGTTATACATGGTTTGGAAAAAATCCATATATTTACTCATTTTTATTTTTATGATGTTATATGGGACTATCAGTTCCGAAAAAATGAGTTAAAAATAATGATTTTTGGACTAAAAAGTGTTTATTTTAAATATAAAGATTTGGGTAAACAGATTTAGAATCTATTTCACAATCTGGATTATTTTCAATGAAGACCTCTAATGCTTTTTCAAGGTCTTTCATAATAATTATCTTTTTGTGTTCATTTGAAAGAGTAAAAACGCGCTTAGAATGACAAATTTTAGAATTTTCAAACAAGGTTTCAATATCTCGTCCCGAATATTTGAAATATTTTTTATTTTTCTCAAAAAAATCTATATTAATATCTGAATATTTCCAACCATCGTCTAAACATTTCTTTTTGAATATTTCTGTCAGATTTTTCGAAGTATATTCATCGCATTTAATATGAATTCTAAATGTAAATCGACTTTGTAATCCTTTATTTACACTAAAAAAACAATTTTGAACATCTTTTTTATAACCAGCAATAACACATATAAATTCACCCTGGTGTTCAGTTAAATTTTGATTAATAACATCAATACATTCTTTTGAATATGAATCTCTGCCTTCATTATTACCCAATTGATAGACTTCATCTAATAATAATATACCACCAATTGCAGAATCTATGATTTTTTGTGTTTTAGGTGCTGTTTGTCCTAAGTATTTTCCTATTAAATCAGACCTTTTAGCAATAATAACATTATCGGTTTTGATAATTCCCAATTTATAGTATAATTTGGCCAAATATTTAGTTAACATTGTTTTACCACATCCTGGTGGACCAGTAATAACAGTATGCATTTTATTTTTATAATTTTCTTCAAGATTTTGAAGATAATAAATGACTAATTCTGCTATTTTATTCTTAATATTTGATAATCCTATAATATTATTTATATCATTTAGTATATTTTTCAAATTATGTAACTTATTTATATCAAAATTATATTTTTTACGTTTATGTGGTTTATATAATTTGATTAAATCTAATAAATCATTAATAGTATTTATTTCTGTTTTAATTTTAACATTAACCACTCCATCTATTTCATATAAAAAATACGGAAATGGTGGAGAAATATCTATAATAGGATCATTTATTCTTTTTCGTTTATTCATATAGTTATTGCAATGAAAATATTAATCGTTGAAAATATTAAAATATAATATTTTTAAATATTATATAATGAGTTTATTATTAAAAAATGGACAAAAAATAAACAAACTTAAATCAATAATTAAAATTCAGAATAGATTTAGGGAAATTAAAACAAAATTAATATTACTTACAGAAAGTTTAGTTAAAATTAAAAATTATATTCATAGTATTCTTTCAAATATACAGAATAACTATGATAATAATATAATCAGTAAAGAAAAATATACAGAATACATTGAATTAATTTCAGATATTAACAATTCAGTTATAGATTTGCCACAATTACCATTAACATTGCATTCATTAAAAGAGATTTCAACATTATCATTACAAATACAACTAACTAATATTTTAGATAATATTTATGCAATATGTAAAAAAACAGGAATGATAAATGTATCATCTATTTTAAAATTACTTTGTGGTATTAAATGGCTCAATACAATTCCAGATGAATGTTTTAATTTAATAGTATTTTACGATAAATATATGTCAACATTTAAGGTTGATATTATAGATGAAAATATGAGAGATGAAACAGAAGAAATTTTAGAAATTGCAAAGAATGAAGGATTTACAAATCCAAGAGAATTACCATTTAGTACAAGATCTTATCCAACAATAACAAAATCATTCACTGAAAAAATAGAAGGAATAAAATTATATGTACCCTATTATGTTCCACGAAATGGTTCCAATAACTCTCAACGATTTATTAAAATAACAGGATTTTTTAAGAAAGATTCTTTAAATATTGCAAAAAGAGAAATACCATTTATTAAAAAATATAATAATGTTAAATTAAGTTTAGAACATATGAATATTCCAGATACATTTAAATTTCCATTTTTAGAACAGATGTCATTGAGAGATTTTATTTCAAATAATGAAAATGAAATTTTAAATAAAATTAAAAATAATTGGGGAGATTTAAAAAGAATAAAAGATAAATCATTGGCACAAGTTGTTAAAGAGTTTACAAAAAGTACATTAGAAAAACAACGAAAAATAATAATAATTTTATTATTATCTGAATCACCCGAAGATCAATTTTTAGCACACATTGTGTATGATATGATTTCAAATGATTCATCTTTACTAAAAGCACACCCAATGGCAGATTTTATTTATAAATCAATGCATTGGACAATTCAAAAAAGATTTAAGTTAACATCAAATATTATTGATAATGAAGAAAAAAGAATTAAAGATTTGTCAGAGGATGATATTCCAATTGAGAAAAGAATATCACTATTAAAAGCAAATGATAAAGTTAAAAGTAAGGCATATAATAAATTAAAAGAGATGCAAGGAACAAAAGAATCGAGTACAAAGGCGCGTTCATATTTGGAAGGATTATTAAAAGTTCCTTTTGGTGTTTTCAAAAAAGAATCTATATTATCATTCCTTGAAGATTTTAAATTTAAAATTAAATCAAAAATTCCTTTATTATATGGATTGGTTGAAAATACTGAGAATTCATTATATGATTTTATAACTGAAATCAAAAATATATATGAAAAATGTAAAAATGATTTAAATACTGAAAATGAAATAAATATATTTATGTTAAAATTAGTAGCTAAAATGGAAGATTTAGATTTAATGGAAGGGTCAAAAAGTCCTGATAATTCAATTGATTTAACAGAAAGTACTGAAAATATCGGAAAAATAGAAGTAACATATAATTTAAATAAACAATTAGTAAAAGAATGTGTTGAACAGATTAAAAATATCCAAGAAGTAAGAAAAGTATTAATTCTAAATAATGTTAGTAATATTGATAGTCTTAGAAGAATTGAAACAGAATTAAATAATATTGAACATAAACTTGGTATTAATTCTCCTAAAAATAATAACAAAAGAATAAATAATTTTGATAATTATGATACTGCTGTTAACAATGTTTCAAAAATTTATGATGTAATTGATGAATTAGTAAAAGAATGGAATGAATATAAAAATAAAAAAATGGAATATTTAAAAAATGTTAGAAAAAATCTTGATGATTGTGTCTATGGTCACGATGAATGTAAACAACATATTGAAAGAATTGTTGGTCAATGGATGAATGGTAAAATGGAAGGAACCGTTTTTGGAATGCAAGGCCCACCTGGCACAGGCAAAACAACCATTGCAAAACAAGGAATCGCAAAATGCTTAATTGATGTTGATGGTGAACCAAGACCATTCTGTTTCTTACCACTTGGTGGTTCGTCCAATGGTTCAACATTAGAAGGACATAATTATACATATTTGGGTTCAACATGGGGTAAGATTATTGACATGATTATGGAGGCCAAGTGCATGAATCCAATTATATATATTGATGAAATTGATAAAGTATCTGGAACAGAGCATGGTAGAGAAATTATTAGTATTCTAACTCATTTAACAGACCCTTCGCAAAATAAAGAATTTTCAGATAGGTATTTTTCAGGAATTAAGTTTGATTTATCAAAAGCTATATTTATATTTTCTTATAATGACCGTTCGAAGATTGATAGAATTTTATTAGATAGAATAACTGAAATTAAAATTAGACCAATTAGTAATTCAGATAAGGTTAAAATTACAAAGGATTATTTAATGCCAGAAATTTTAGATCAAGTTGGATTTAAAAGAGGTGATATTATTCTCAAAAAATCTGAAATCAGTTTTATTGTTGAAAATTATACTTTTGAAGCAGGTGTTCGAAAATTAAAAGAAAAATTATATGAAATTGTAAGAGAAATTAATCTTAAAATTATAATGGATGAAAAAGTTGAATTACCTCATATAGTTGACCAACAAGAAGTTGAAGATATTTTTTCAAATAATAACAAAGTTATTATTAAAAAATGTTCATCTAAGCCTCATGTGGGAATGGTTAATGGATTATATGCTACTGCAATGGGTACAGGCGGTTTAACTATAATTGAAGTTCATCGTACATTAGCTGAAAATAAACTTGCATTAGAATTAACTGGTTCACAAGGCGATGTTATGAAAGAAAGTATGAAGGTTGCAAAAACACTGGCGTGGAATGTTATACCAGATGATATTAAAAAAAAAATTAATGATGAATGGGAAGAAAATGGAGCATTTGGATTACATATTCATTGCCCAGAAGGTGCAACACCAAAAGATGGTCCATCGGCGGGTGCTGCGATTACATGTGGTATTATATCTCGTTTGTGTAATTTACCAATTAGGAATGATGTTGCAATGACTGGTGAAATTAATTTACGAGGCCAGGTAACAGCAATTGGAGGCGTTGATTCGAAAGTTGATGGTGCAAAGAGAGCAGGTGCAAAGTTTGTGTTATTACCCAAAGATAATAAACATGATTATGAAAAATATGTTAAAAAAGTAAAAGAATCGTTATGTAGTAGTGGAGATTTTACAATGGCACAGGTTCACAATATTAAAGCAATATTTATAGAGAAAATTGAAGACTTAATTCCATATATATTTGTTGAGAATGATTTGAAATTTAATTTTCAATAAAACTAATTACAAGGTTTCTTACAAGGTTCCTTACAAGTATTTGAATTATAATAAATAATTTTATTTTTATTTATTATATATGATAAAGAAAATAATTATTAGTTTAATATTGTTGTTCGTCCTTATAGTATTAACAAATAAAAAAACAAAGAGCGATATATGTAGAGGTTACTTAACTGACAATGAATATTTAGAACATATGATACCACACCATCAAGTCGCAGTAGATATAAGTATTTTACTACAAAAAAAAACAAAAAATCCAGAAATGCATGAAATATTAAGAAAGATAATATGGGTTCAAAATTACGAAATACAATTGATGAAAGATATGGCGAAAGGTTTACCAGAAAATGACATGAGCACAAGTGAAATAGATATGGATAGAAATTATACAACAATAACAGTAAGTGACTTATCAAAACCCAATAAGGTAGGACTAACAAAAACATACTGTGACCCAAATTTTTTTGAACCACAAAAACATATGAAACATATTAAACATATGAAGTTAGATGATGAAATGTATATTAAACATATGATACCCCATCACCAAGTCGCAGTTGATATGAGTAAAGTATTATTAAAAAATACGAAAAATGATTTTATGATATATCTCGCGAACCGAATCATAAGAAGTCAACAAGAAGAATTAATATTATTAAATGATATGATAACAATTGAAAAACGATATTCTTATCAAAGCAACTTAATAATTTAAAATTATTTTTCTATTAATAAAATATAATAAGGGTTTCTTACAAGGTTTCGAATTATAATGCTAACCGAATCATAAGAAGTCAATAAGAAGAATTAATATTATTAAATTTAAGATTATTTTTATATTAATAAAATATAATAAGGCTTCCTTTATGTTTAACTTTTAAAATAGTATATTAAAAACAGTTAAATTAATTTTCAGTTAATTTAACTTTTTTTTCTTTATAATTATTATAAACAAAAATGTCTTTAAACGAATTACAACAACAACTTAATGACCCAAATAGACCCGTAGTTGATTATAATGAATGTGTGATTGGTCCCGATGAAACATTAACCATACCTGCTAATAAAACTTTGGTCATTAAAAATGGCCATCAACTAGTCAACGATAGAGGAAAAATCATCAACAACGGTACAATCAATACCAAAAACGACGGCACGATCTACAACGTTGGCGAATTCAAGAACAATAATAAAATCGTCAACTACGGTACAATCTATACTGATAACAATGGTGTTATATTGAATATTAATACAATTGTCAATTATGGCCTTATCAACACCGAGCACGGCGTTCGTCCAATCAATAACAGCGGCGAAATCCAAAACAATGGAACCACTGTTGGTATGCCACCAACGGGAACAGGAACTATTACTAGCACTCCATGGTTATCGGTACCAACACCAACTTTTTCACTTTTAAAAAATTTACTTGATAACGCATCTCCTAATTCAACAGTTGACTTTAATGGATGTAAGATTAGGTCTGATGAAACATTAACCATACCTGTTGATATAACTTTGAACATTTCAAATGTTCATACTTTAATCAACGAAGGCACAATCAACAACAGTGGCACAATCAACAACAATGGGACCACTACTGGTCAGATACCAACAGGAACCGGAACGTTTAATGGGATTCCATGGGGGTTAACTTTATTATTGGGTTTAAAAAAAGAACTTAATGAAGCAACTCCTGGTTCAACAGTTGACTTTAATGGATGTAAGATTCTGTCTGGTGAAACATTAACCATACCTGCTGATATAACTTTGAAATTTCATGGGTACGGCGATGTTTTAACCAACCATGGCACAATCGACAACAGAGGCACAATCAACGCTTCGAACGGTGATATCGTCAACAACAACACAATCGAAAACGGTGACAGTGGCATCTTGATACTCGGGGAGGGCACAATCATCAACAATGGTACAATCGAAAACAAAGGCAATATCGAAAGCTACGGAAATTTCACCAACAGTGGTACAATCAACAACATAAAGAGTATTTTATGTGGTTATGGCTCCCTCGATACCAAAACTGGTAGCATAATCACCAATAAGGGTGAAATCAATCTCAGATGCTATGTGTCAAACAGGGGCGAAATTAACAACAACGTCGATGGAAAAATTACAATTGTATTCGATGGATCCCCCTTCCTCAATCACGGTACAATCAACAACAAAGGCACAATCAACAACGACTACATGTTTCTCAACTGGGGGGGCATACTCAACAACAACGAGGGTGGCACATTCAAAAACACGGGTCAAGAAGGTGACATAAATGCTGGCATTATCAAGAATGGGAGATACTACTCTGGTGTTCCTTCCAGTAACGACGAATTCGGTGTAATTAACAATCGCGGCACAATCAACACCGAAGGGGGCAAAATCACCAACACCATCTACGGTATAATTTACAACGACGGTGAAATCAACAGCTCCACGAGTATCCTAAATAACGGTACAATCAACAACAACGACGGCACAATCAACGTCAACGCCGGTGGCACAATCGCCAACAACAACACAATCGAAAACAACGGCATAATTGAAATCAATGATGACGGTGCAATCATAAATAAAGGAACCACTAGTGGTAATGAGCCAACGGGAAACGAAAATATTACTATGGTATCATGGGGGGGAAAACCATCTTTATCAGCTTTACAACAAGA